AGATATGAACGAAAAAAATAATAAAAAAATCAGTATTTCAAATAAAATTTCAAATATGTTTAAGGGCGTTGCATCTTACCTTGCATCGGGTGTATCCAAATCGTGGTTTATAACATGCTGTCTCGGTATATATACAAAATATTATTTCATATACAAAATATCAAAAAAGACCCCCGAAGACTACAATAATATGATAAAAAATATAGCCTCTAAAATGTCCGATAAAAATATATTTTTTACAAAAATATTTCAAGCATTCGCAAATAATAATAACTTGGTCGATAAAGACCTATTTCATCACTTTATTACATATACCGATAATGTTAAATATAATACAACCGAAATCGACTATATTGGACTATATGACCTCATAAATATTGCTAGAAAAAATAATGACGACCTTTCAATTGAAAGCGAAACTCCCATTAAATCGGGTAATATCGCACTAATATATAATGGAAAATTAAATGGGAAAAATGTTATTATTAAATACCGCCGTAAAAATATTATAGAAAAATTTAAAAAGTCAATTGATGAACTAGAACTACTGGTAAAAATCTCTAGTAAAGTACCATATCTATGTGATTTAAACATAAACGATTTATTTGAAGAAAATCGCGAAATAATGACAAGTCAGTTAAACTTTTTAAATGAAGTAAAAAATATTACTATATTTCGTGAAAAATTCAATGACGTGCATAATATTTGCATACCAGAAGTATATTCTTATTTTACAGAACATAATCCATGTGCTATTATAATGGATAAAATCGAAGGCAGTCGAATTGAAAATATTTTACATGAAGATAAACATGAATATTCTAAAATTTTGTCACGATTTAACTTAAAGTGTGTTTTCTATGACGCAATTTACCATGCCGATTTACACTCGGGTAATGTTATTTTTATGAAAGAATATCATAGCCGTAAAGATGAAAATAACAATCTCATCACAGAACCCATCTTAAAAATCGGTATAATAGATTATGGAATTATAGGAACAATGACAAGAGAAGAACAGAATATATTTTTTACATTTTTTAAAATTCTTGTCAGTAAGGATCACAAAGAATTGTCCACATTTATTACCGAACATCTTTCCGAAAAAATAGACACGTCTGGACCAGATATATCCGAAGGGCATAAAAATATACTAGTTAATAAAATTTCTACTATATGTTCCGATGTTTTACAAAATGATACAAAGTTTTTTGGCGGCGAAGAAATATACGAAATAAATAAAATATTAAAAATACAAAATTTACAATTTTCAAAATTCTTTTGCCGTGTTGAACTCGCAATTGCTATATCGGAAAATGTATGTAACTCTCTAGCAACAAATTCGTCGTATATAGAACAAATGATGATAGCATTTAAAGATATTTTTGGTAACGATATTTTATAATTTATTATTATAATTTTATTATTATAAATATTATTATAATATATTATACATCTTTTAAAATATTACTATAACTATTATATTGCTATGGATGTTATAAGTATTAAATACGCCACGCCAGTTAAAACGATTGTCGTATTTATAATTTTTATCTTTATTGTCATAATTATGAATAAACATTTTTTTGATATCTATGACCATATTTTAACAAATACCGATGACATTTTAACTAATAATGGAAAATATACTTATTTATACGTCCCATTACTATTTTGGATTGCATCAAAGGCAAAATATTTCAAATACACCGATGGTTACTTTGAATTATATATTTCAAAAATGTTAAAAAGTGTAATTGAACACAAAAATTACTACTCTAAAACACACTTTTTTCACGGAGCTTTGTCAAATATAGCAATATATATATTCTCTCTTCTTGCCGTTGCTTCAGGAGCAGGTCTAGGTGACGAAGGTGTAATTATATACTCGTCTATTAGCTTATTATTATACTTTTATTTTAAAACAAAAGACATTCTTGGTTTACACCATATACATACTGAATTAATTATATATTTAGGATATGCAATCGGTTTCACTATTATTTTTGGTTCAGCAATAACAACGCTATTTTATATTCTCGAAACGATGTTGCATTATAAAGATGCAAACTTTTTTTCCAACTTTGGCATTATGTTATGTGCAATCCCATTTATTACATTTTTAGTAAATGAAGAAGAAAATCCGATAAAAATTGATACAATTAATTTTAAATATAAGCATTTCGGTTATATTTCACTTTTTTCTATACTAATGGGTGTACTTTCATTTATTATTTTAAAAAATATACACTTCTTATTTAATTTTATCAAAAATTCCAAATTCAATAATTTATATGTTATTGGGTTTGGGTTTTTGCTCGCTTTTATGATTAAAAAACTAGGATTCTCGTCCATGAGTTTCGGGTTGACGGAAATTAATGATGGATTTCAAGCAGTTAAAAATAAAGAAAAAATGAAAAAACTCGAAGAAGATAAGCAATACGAAGAGCTCGATAAATTGAAAAAATTAGAAAGTGAAGGTAAATTTGAGACATTAGACCGATTTAGCATATATGGCGTTTTTGGAAGAATCATTAGTGTTATTATTTCAATCGCTGCAGGATTAACTGGAGGTCTCGTAATTCCAGCATTGACAATCGGTTGTGGTTTCGGTTCTCTCGTATCTAAATATACTAATATTAACCAATACAGACTTATGTTTTTAGGAATGGTTGCATTAGTAAGTGCGTTTTTAAATGCACCCATTACAAGTGCAATACTTGTCAACAAAATATGCAATCAACCGTACCAGTCAATACCACTATCACTTGGCGTTTCATTTCTTTCCTATTTTACTTATCGGTTTCTTAGAAATACGTTTTAATTACAGGGAAGAGCGGGGATGTACTTTACACTCGCCCTTTATGCTCACCTTTTTGCTATGTTTATTCTGCTATTTATTATTTACAAATAAATAATAAATAACCACGACCATGACCGTGAACATAACCATAACTATCGTGCTACTTATAAACTATTCCTTTGTTTTATAGTCTTCTTGATATGTTTTTTATTTTTTACTATATTATCTTTATTTTTATTAGCTCTTCTAGTTTTCTTATGTTTTTTTGTTGTTTTTTGTAACGATGTCTCTGCATATTTTTTGTAATATTTATTTTTTATCTTTTTAGTAAATCTTGGAGTATGCGTTAATATTTTTTTATCAATTCCACCTCCTCCTAATTCAGTCCCTTCACCAGTGTTAAGTAAATTCACGTTCACGGCATATGTCCAATGCCCCCTACCACCTATTAAAAAATACGAATGCAGATAATTAACTAAAAAATCAGAAGTTAAATCTAGTCCGTATGACTGCTGGATATTATGAACATCTAAAAAATTTATTACTGCAGTTGCACGTGTTTTTGTTGTCTCTGGAGTAACATTTCGAAGATATTCCAAAAAGGGCGTGCTATTTATATTATAAGTATCCCAATAAAATATATTAAAGTTAGTAACCTCTGATATTCCTGTTACCGTAACGATTGGCTGTGAATATAATAATGACACAAAATATATTTCCGAATCAGAACCAAAATATTTAGATCCAACACGGGGAGCTATTTTACTAACATATTTGAACCCGTTTGTACCTTTTTCAATTATATACTTTAGAATAGGTGAATTCAAATATTGTCTACTACTCTTATTTACCACATCTTTTATTAAATTATAAATATTCATTAGAAATGTAGTAAGATCTCTTCTAACTCTCGACTGTTCCTTGTACTGTACTTCATCTTGTTTTTCTGTTGTCATAGATGTGTATTCGTCATACTCATCTTTATATTGTGAATAAACAGACGATAACATTCCAATAGCGTTATAAAAACAGTTACCGTTTGGAGTGGTTTTCATATTAACATATCCAACTCCTTTTAATAGTTGCGCTGACCCCACGGGAGGATGATCTTTATATTTAGGAGGTTTTTTTTTCAGTGACTTCGGTAAAGGTGGTATTATACCATCTGTACCTTTAATTGTATCACTCACCTTATCTTTCAAAGTGCCTAACATAGAATCAACTTTATCATTATTTCGTTTTAATAGCGTCGAGTACAATTTTATTAGTATTTCTTTCCCTTGTGTATGAGTGTCGTGACCTATTATATATAAATACAAACTATAACTTTCGCTTTCATATAAAAATCCTAATATATCAGTAACCATGGCTTTAGTAATGGTGTTTCCATCATAGTCTTTATAAGTGGTATCGTTTATACTATGTAGATAATTATTTTCCATGCTCACAAGATTTGTTAAATTTTCCGTTCCATCGCCATTTTCAGTCAAATATGTTTCATTAAATTCTTTCGTCGTTATTAAAGGCATATCTTGTAATAAATTTTGGTTCGTTGCCCCATAAGAAAGTAAATCTTTTATAAAACAGTGTCTAGAACCTATTTCATCTTGGAAGTAACTTAAGTCATGTAATATATAATATAATCCTGTATCGCGTATTCCTTGTAAAAACTCTTCAATTTTTCCGTAATCTATACCTTCTTTATCATCACATCTTTTTAATCCATTCATAATATTTTCAATATATTTTCGATTACGACTATCTTCATCGCTATCATCATCATCTTCACCTGTACTAATTTCACTAGCAGAACTTAATTCGTCAGTTAAGATAGAATCGCGCTTATCGCATTTGTCACCATAATATTTTTTGTCAACTAAATAATTTAAATCTCCCAAATAACAATACACTGGTAAACCAATAAATTTTATAATTTCATCCCGACTGGGTATCTTACTACTAGAAGATTCTTTTAATTCAAGAATCTTCTTTCTTATTACACTTGAAGATAAATCGTATTCTTCGCTATTTCCATCTGTATATATGGGTATTTTCAAATATGGGTTATCGTATGCTTCAGCTTTTTGAATTTGTTCCTCGATCTTACCTTCTTCTGACTTTCGTACTATACAAATTACACTATATCTAGTTTTATCCGAGTACGATTTTATAAAAAAATCCGAACCACATAAATAAAACAAGTTATTAATTTTTAAATTATTGACTATTGTATCTTTACGTTTGTGCATTTTACTCATATCAAGTATTTTTTTTATTTTATCTAATATTATTCCGGTAGGATAATCATCGGCTACATCTAATATTAACATATTATTAGAGTTGAAGTTATCGTATTTCCATTTATATGCATCACATGCTAGTTTGCATAACCTTATTCTATCGCTAGACTTTAATATTTCTTCTGTATTTGAAGTTTTTGTCCTAATATGGTCTCTTGTAGCTACCACCATTATACCATAATAACCTTTTTCACCACTCGCGGTATCTCTAGTGCGAAGGGTATCATACGCCGTCTCGAACATTTTAATGTGACCATTATGTGGTGGATTATAACTACCACCACTTATTATAAACACATTATTTTGTATATTAAGTATCATTAATTTCAGAATTTGTTCCAATGATAAAACTCTGGATTTACTCTTTTCGGATTTACTCTTTTCGTTTAATATTGGTATAGATTCCAACACCCCATCCTCGTCATTCTCGTCTTTATCAGGCGAAGCAGCAACCGTGGCGGCAACCGGAGCAGCAGCATCGGGGACGGCATCAACATCCTCATTGAGCGAAGTAGCAGCAGCAGCATCAGTATTCTTCTCTGGCGAAGAAACAGTAGATTCGCGCGAACTTTCCGCTTCTTCTTCTAATAATCTATAATAACCAGTCTCTATTTCAACTCTTTTGTCGGGTTCGATAGAGTAATGGGAATCAATAATATCATTCAATATATAGTTTAATATATTCATTTTTGTAATAAATTCTTTATCAGCATCTGCATCGCTTCTTTCTTTTAGGTTAGATTTAAGCGGTTTGTAAAAGTTGCTTATAGATCTTTTTAGTTTTAAATAATCAATATTACTGCCCATAATTTCTTTTAATATTTTCTGAGGTGTTTCATCGTCATCGCTATAATGCTTTCCATCTTTGAGCATTTCGTCTACTTTATCATATAATGCTTCTGTTATTGTCATATAGTTTTTCCTTAAATATTCGTCTTTTAAGTATTCTGATATTATTATTGTATTTTTGCCAATTGCATCATTAGTAGCCTGTGGTCCTAGTCTAAAAAATGTAGAACATGGTGTTTGCACTCTTAAATCGGATGGAAAAATATACCACATCCAATCTGATTTTTTTTTTCCGGCGTTAATTTCTTCTAGCGCTTGTTCAAATGTTGAACCACCTACTTTGTATCTGATAGTTTCATCAACGCCGCCAGCTATTTTGTCATTCGCTTTAATACCATTCATTTGTGCACTTTTAAAATCTTCAACACTAGCTCTTTCTTTTATACCATTTATTTGAGTAGTTGCTGTTTTTTTTGTCGTAGAACTAGTAGAAACGGATGCAACCGGTGCAGCGGGGGCAATAGACGATGTAGGGGGGACAACAGACGATGTAGGTGGGGCAACAGACGATGTAGGGGGGACATGAGTATTTTGTTGTTTCATATATTTTTTAAAAGCTTCAATAAACTGTTTTTTAATTGTATATAGTTGTTGTTGTTTACTAGTGTCCTTTTTTATTGCTGCAAAACACATACTTGAAACCCCGTTTCCAAAAACCAGTTCTACGTTTGCCGCATTTACTATAGCATCTATGGTAACGGGTGGACTAAGCGTTGCAAGATGTATCGTCTCGTCTATTAAATTACGTCTCCCATCTGATATGTTTAAAACAGTATCAATATTCTTATCAGTACTAGATATATCCTTTTTTGCATCATGTAATGCTTTTACTTCTTCTTCTCCCCATGGACAAAAATATATTTTTTCCAAAGTGCTGCTGCCTATATTACTAACTTTCATAAATTCATAAAAGTCTGTTACACCTTTTAATAACATCTCTGCGTGTTTGATTCTAGTATGTACTCTACCTGCTTCCTTTTCAACTTCTTCAAGCTTGTCGTAAAATATTTTGCCCCCTATAAATGGAAAAATAATATTTTTAACTCCATTTAACGTCGCCAAAACAAGAGAATTCATAACAGAATTTGACAATGTATCTCTTGTAATCAATTCGCCTGTTCCGGACATTCCGGGCGATGCCTGTATCATATATTTTACAGTAAGATTAGATGGTGACGTGGTGGTTGCCGTTGGATGACTATAAGTTATATTATTTAAAGGTTTATCTCCTATATTTAATAATGTGGCTGATCCGGGGGGCATTATATTACTATCAGCATATTCCATACTATAGTCGGTATTTATCACCGAAACATTGTTATCCAGTAAGTTAGTAGTCGGTGGGGTAACTTGTAATGCCTTGAATATTTCATTTTGAGTATAATATGTTATTTTGCTTACCTTTACTTTAGGTTGCGCAGAGGATGTCGATGATGGCACTAAAGTAGATGTAGTAGAGGTCGTAGAGGTCGGAGACAGTAAAGAAGATTGTGAACTAGTGCTGACAAATCCTACTTTTTTTGTTTTTATTGAAACACTCGGACGAACCTTGGGGTAAAATACAGTAAAGTCTATATTTGTCGGATTGTATTTAGCTTCGTTTTCTCCACCGAAGGATGAAGGTGCATTATTTTTACTTGTGTATATGAATGTTTGTTGCCTTGCAACACTATTACACTTTAAAAATGTCGGTTTAACGTTTATCGGGAATGGTTGTAATAAATTGATATTAAAATCCCCACTAAAAATAATATCATAGTCTCTATACACGGGGTCTTGTCTTAAATAAAAAATAACACCGTTTAATAGCACATATACTTGTCGCTGTCTTTCATACATCATTGGTGTATTTTTGTCACTCAGCGATAAATGAGTAGATATCAATATTTGTTTACTTTTAGTGTTTGCAAAAAACCACAACCTCGAACAATCCCTTGTAATAAACTTCCGATCATAGTTTGGTACTTTTTGTTGTTCTACTGTCCGTATTATGTCGTTAAATACTTTTGCCGCTTCATCATTCGAGAATATATTATTACCTGTCTTAATTAAAAATCCCAAGCTTTTTATGTCTTTAACATTTACTGTGTTTTTATTCACAACCAGATAAAATTCACCAAAATCTTTAGCATCACCTGTTATTTCAGAAGATACAACATCGAGATTAACACTGCTGTCGCTAGCGCTGCTATTTTTTATAGCATTAGTTAAAAATTCTTTATATTTAAAAGGTGCGGATAGTTTCTCTTCTGTATTTAGACTACTTTCCAATCCGTCTGTAGGTCCTTCTTGTATTAAAGTATAGTCATAACCACCTTTCATCATATGACGAATAGCTCGTGCGTTATTTGTTAACCTCGATTTATAGTGCTCTATTTTTTCTTTCATTTTTCCATTAAATTTATGCAAATAAAATGATACCTTACCCTTCGCGTCCAATGCTTCTCCACCGCGATTAGCAATATTCCATGTTATTAATTTTATTTCCGCGGGAAATGCACCTCCGGACATGACACTTTGCTGACCAACCGCAACTTGTGGACCACATTGGTCCTTATTTGCGTTATTGATATTATACATAATTGGCGAATGGTCCGAGTATATTTTATCTTTACTAGTATCCCATTTTGTCATTTCTAAACTCGTCAAGTAGTTATAATCTGGTTTTCCCGTTTCACATATAAATACTGACTTTTCATAAGGAGAGCCTTTTACAGTTTCTGCCTTTGATGCGATATATTCAAGGTTATGCAATTTTGTCAATTCATCGCCAACTATTTGTATCGCGTCGGGAACAATTTTAACAGAAGCGGTACTTGGTTTTCCTGAAGTAGATTTCCCCCAGTCGGGAGTTTCTTCCGCCTCTGCCTCTGCCTCTGCCTCTGCATCCGCCTCCGTTTCTCCATCAGACACTCCTTGTGCGCCTTGAGAAGGTGAAACAGAACGAGAACGAGCATAAGCAGAAACGGAAGAATCTTCTCTCTCGGTTGATGTTCCGATTGGTCTGCCGGTTAATTCTTCTATTATACTTCGCTTCGCTTCATCTTGTAATGCGACCTGTTGATTTTGTTGTTTTTCGGATTCGCCAACAGCTACCTGCTTTATTACGTCATAGACAAATGCGGTATCAAGTTCAAAAACACCACCGATTGCTTCACTATTGGATGGATTCGACTTATTTGGATAAACAGGCAACCCCTCCGATGATTCCGAGTTTACTATTTTATTCATTTCTTCTTTTGGACAAAGGATTAATTTACCGGTTGTAAAGATAAGCCCGCTTTTGTTTATTTTTTCGGGGTTAGTTAAAGAATATTTATGCCCAAACATATTCGGCAGTGTTTGGCTATTAGTGTATCCATTTAAACGAAGTCGTCCATTTTTACCTGCACCACCATATAGGTATGTTAATATTTTGCACATTCTAATAAAGTCGATTATTTGTGTTGTATATCCCGAAAGTGACGGGTAATTTTCGGGTTTAAACACATTATTACTCCTTGTTAACAATAAAGCCAACGCCGGTGCTTGTGAATATACGTTGCTTATATCACTTTTGATAATTTGTTTGTCATATGGTATATCAAAATTAAAATCACCTGCCATAAAATAGGGGTTTATATCGGTCGAACTTGATAAATAATATCTAGACCTAAACTTGGAAATAAATGCAGCTATTAATAAAACTTCTATCATTTGTTTCGTAATTTTTTTATCGGATGTAGCGGGTGCTCCCGGCACAGTGGTTTTAGCCGGTATACTCGGTATACCTGGTATAACTGACGCAAATTGATTTGATTCGATTTGTTTTAGTGTTTCCGCTGTTTCTAATTTTATATTTATAATTCCAAAAATTTGACCCCCGGGAATATAACTTTGATTCATATATTTTTTACATGGCTTTGCTTCTGGTTTAACCTTGGACTGTTTACCCATATCTTTGTTGCCAAATAGTCCTGAAAATAATCCCACTTGTTCCGAATTATCTTGATTGTACCATTCGTCATCGCCGTCGCCGTCGCCATTGCCTCCGCCAACTTGTACGCGTTTTTCACTCGGCGCGGGGCTTATATTTTGCGCGGGTTCTTCTACATAGTCTTCGATTCCTTGAACTTCGTCTCCTCTACCTTCTTCCGGTATCACGTCGTCAATATCACTTACTTTAATAGTACCACTATATCCAGAAATTCCGGGTAATTTAGACGGCGCTCCTCTCTGTAATGGTGTAGAAGTGGAAGCTACAAAACTTCCCGGCATTTGTCCAGGCAAAGAAGATGGTTTTGTGTATTTACCACCTTTAAATGTACAATATGCGACTGTTGCAAAAGAAGTATTACCATAGATTGCTTGTATAGAACTAACTCCCTCGATTGTTTTTTTATTTTTACTTATAAACGCTCCCATTCTTATATCGGTCTCGTCCTTTAATTCAAATTTGTCACTTTTAAACATAGTTAAGTTACCTAGTGCTGTTTTTTTACTCAAAGCACTTAATGTGCCTCCAATATAATTTTGTTCAAAGAAGTAAATAAAAAAATATCCTTGTTTATATCGTTCATATATTTGCGCTAATAAATTTAGAGGGTCGTCTATTTTTTCCAATAGCTGATTTAAAACTTTTCTGTGTATTTTTATTCTATCACTTTGTTTACTAGTAGTAGTTATGTCTTCTAATGTTTCTTTTTCCGCGTCTGTCAATGAATTTACAATTGTTCTATATGACTCCATCGAACACTGTACATTTTGGAAACAGTATACATCAGACCCACATACATCCATTGCATTAAATAATATTTCTTTGCGTTTACTCCACGAGTTTTCATTTTTCCACGAAACACCAGCAAAAGAGTTGTCAATATTTTTAAATTCTTGTATTAGTTGTTCTTGACCTAAAAAACAGTATTGAACAAATGAGATTTGGTTTACACCCGGATTTAATTGTGACATGACTTGACTTGACCCGACATCCAGTGCCCTTTTTATAAAACCTGGAAGAATATCTGTAATCGACGGTGTAGTTGTTACTTTAATCGAATTTTTAATCTGTCTTCCAACTTTTGACCAGTTTTGCTCTAAGAAATTACGTCTCCAGAAGTTTTTAATCTGAGAGCCTTTTACAGCACACGATGAAAATAATGTTCCATCGCGATCGATTGCAAGTTTTCCTTTTTCTAATTTTTCTAGGAATAACTCTAGCTCGATATAGTATGCAACTTTATAGTTTTCGAGAACCTTTTTCAACTGTTTAAAAGTATTATTCCATTCTAGGTAATCAACTATATAATCAATTCCTTTATATTTAAATGTCGTTTTAGTAGAAAAAAGTACATCTAAGATGAAACGAATGTTGTGTCTAATAATGGCATCAAGTTCATTTAAAGATGACTCTGATAACTTGTCTCTAAGTATCTTAATTCTATCGTCATAAATTTCGCCCGCCTTCTTTTTTTGTTTCCCTGAAATAGCAGATAATAAATTTTGTTTTTCTAATATTCTAAAAAGAAACTTCAGTACTTTTGCCGTATTTGAGTTTAAGTCTATTTTTATTTGAATCGTCTGAGATTTTCCGTTTAATATGTTAGACAGTGTAGCTATGGGAACTTTAACTATATCAGTTGACGTTGCTCTAGAACTTTCAATAATAGATTCCATTTGCGAATTCGTAACTTGCCTCGTATAAATAACACTTTTTAATTTTGATATATCCGAATTAGCATTAACATCTTTGCCATTAGACGATTCGGGTTCATATATGAACCGCAATCCGGTATTTGTTATCGCGACAGGGAGACTGCTTTGCCCTGTAACTTTCCTGTAGTCGGAATTGATTTGATTTGCGACGGTATTTTCTTCCGTGACGCTATTAATTTTACTTGATGATACGGTAGGTACACCATAACCTGTATATACCTTTTCTCTATTATCGATAGGACCACCAATAAGCCTATAATTATCTCCTTCTTTAATCATTAACATGGAAGCTTGTGGTATTTTTTTTCCCATGTCTGACATTTGTTTCATTTCTTGTTCCGTTGGTGTATTATATATAAATGCATAAACTGAACCGATAAGTTTTTTTTGTTCTTGAGCTGGATACCAGTTTGTAATAAAACTTCCTTCTGTTGTTTGGTCTATTTCGAATACTTTTTTTTTGCCATCATCTTTTTTTTGATTTTTCGGTTCATTTAATATTTCAACATCATCTACTGAAATAATTTGATTGTCAGCCCCGTATAATTTTATGGGCTCTCCTAATCTTTTTAAAAATGCTTTAAATAAATTTATATTAAAAAATGTATCTACTCGCGCCTTTATTGTGGCGTTAACTGGAAAACCCGTATTGTTAAATTTTATTAATGAAGCAATAAATGGTTCTAAATCCATTGTTGCTCGATTTAATGCGCTTGATGAACCGAATGAGCTGGTTATGCCGGGTCTTACTCCCATCCTTGCTTCCATACCATTATATGGCTCTATTCTTTCTCTTTCTCTTTCTCTTTCTCTTTCTCTTTCATAAAGTCTGCCCCGGTCGTCATTAAAATCGGAGTCAAATAATCCTCCTCCAATCATTAACCCTCTTTTTTGTACATTAGCGACGGGGGGCGCGATGGGTGCTGGGAGGGCTGGGGGGGCTGGGCGATCTTTGGGAACAATTTCTGGATTATTAGGGAGGGCTGGAGGGATATTATTTACAATAGCGGCTTGTTTGGGTATAATTTCTTTTTGTTCTTTTTGTTCTTTTTGCGACTTCTGCAATGCTAATTCTTTTTCGTAATCTTTTTGCGATTTTTGCAACTCGCTTGGCGTAACCGTATATTCTCGTTTGTAATAAATTTTATCTATTTTTTTCCTCTCTTTGCTAGTCAAACTTAAAATTTCGGGACTTATAAACATTTGTAGTGTTCCTATGTTGAATTTTTTAATAATATTTGCTGTTTTATTTTGTTGATTTACGTACCACGATACTTTATCTTTTTCGTCGTCACCATCAACATCATTTTCTTCTTGTTTGCTCATTTTATATAATATTGATAATATATATTATAATATTCATTTAATTAATTTGAATATTACAATATTAATTTATTATACATTATATATTTCACGTTATTATTGTTTCTTATGTTAGTGTTTTACATTTTATTCATGTTATAAGCATCTAAATAGTTTAATTGACTACTTTTATTTTTCTGACTTTTATATTTTTCTACTATTTCCATAGCATCATTGAATTCTTTCTCAGTTATAACTTTATTGTTTGAATATTCGCCAAGTTTTCGCGATTTTATGAAGTTTTTGGGGAGAAGACAATATTTACTTTTTTCATTTAACGCAAAATCTGCTAAAACGACAAAAACAGCCGTTAACACAAGAGCGGTATATATATTTCGGGTCGCCATCCACGATATTGTAAAAACTAATATTTCTTTTGTAAGAGCATATTTTATATACGATTCCGTCGACTCGTCTAAATTAAGCTGGATATATCTCGACCCAATATTTAAACATATCATCATTATTCCGGCAAAAAATGTACTAGAATTTAGAGATTCTACAGCACCATTTATAACATCCATTGTTTATCGTTGCGAATATTATATTATATATTTACAAAACAAATAAAATTTATAATTTGTAATTTGTAATTTGTAATTTTAAAATGTATTAATTTTTCCTTATTTATATTTATTACACATTTTAACATTCCTTAATGTAAATATTTACTTTATATTATGGTTCATTATCATGACAGCTCGTGAAATCCCTCACCATAATCGTGCGATGTATATAGTTATATATACATGGCATAGAATGGTCGCATATGGTCATTTCACACGATCTCGCAAGGTGGTACTACTATGCAGTTGCTTTTAGCAATTATAAACAACATATGAGTATTCATTTTTTTATTTGTTATATATTTAGAAATAATATATACTTGTAACCGAATTTGGTTGTAACATAATTTATCGTAAATAAAAATATTTATTTATATAATGTATTTATAAAATACGTACCACAATTGCGTATATATGTATAATAATAATCACATAAAACCTTTAACGCCACATGTATCATATAATAAAAGACCGACTATCCCTAAATATCCTTTATTTTATACTTCACATTTAAACTATACAGGTTCGAAGTTTATATCAAATCGTTCGAATAAGTTTTTAACGGGTATTAGTATTCCCCATAATAATTTACATCATAAAGAGAATGAAATTTTGCCTACAATGGGGTGGGAAACTTCATGTATTAGCGCACCTTGCGAACCAAGCGAGCCAGAAAAGATAGGATTTATAATTTTACGACATGTACGCGATAGCGTGACGAATGAATACTGGAAAGAGTGTTATAGATGTATTAAAACATTTTATCCAAAAAATAGAATACTAATAATAGATGATAACAGCGACTATTCGTTTGTAACGACCAATCCTCTAGAGAACACGATGTTAATACGCAGCGAGTTTCCTGGAAGAGGTGAATTTTTACCTTATTATTATTATTTGAAAACAAAATTTTGCGAAACTGCTGTTATTTTACACGACTCAATGTTTATAAAAAAGTATATAAATTTTGATGTAAACAATTATAAAATGATACTTGATTTTGGCAAGGACAATATTATGGACAATGAATCTACACCGTACCAAGTAAACATGTTGAATGCTATTAATAGTAACAAATTGAATAGTTTTTATAATAAGAAAGATTTAAATTTATGGAAGGGGTGTTTTGGTTGCATGGTTTCTATTACCTACGATTACTTGAAAAGTATGGATAACGAGTTTCGATTAGCTTGTTTGATACCACATATAACATGTAGACCTGCTAGATGTGCATTTGAAAGAATTATTGGATGTCTGCTGCAAGTAAATAAGACAGAATATTCTTTGTTCGGTTCTATTCAGAAATATTGTAAATGGGGCTTAAGTTACGATGACTATGTAAATAAAAGGTACAATAATCAATTACCAATAATAAAAGTATGGAGTGGTAGATAATATTGTTAATATTGTTAATATTGTTAATTAATTTCCGTTTTTTTTTTAAAATAATATCTCATTTTTTTATAGGAATGACTATACCTTTAGCATTATTTGCTTCGTCTTATAATGAAGAAGAAGCAAATGGATCAACAGTTCAAAATACAAAATCATCATATACCCCTGTAAATAATAATAAAAATAATTATAGTTTAGGCAATAATGATAACAATGATAACAATGATTATTCTAAAAATAAAAATACAAATCTGAGAAAAACAATTAAACATAAACCATCTGCCCCCAATGAATCCAAGCTTGCTGCATTATTAAAATCCATGGATGAATCTAGTGACTCCGAGAGCGAAGAAGGAAACGGCAGTTTAGCAAACTATAAAGGTAGCGACACCCGCAGGTCCACCTCCAATATGTTCCCCCCATTGCCCGAATTAAACTATAGAGGACCTAGTGCTTCCGCATCAAATGACACTTCCGGTTCTAATTCCGCTCAGGGGTCGAAAACATTATATAGTCCCGATATTCCAACATCACCGGTGGGTGCTGTTTCAAATACTACGTATGATGATATGCCTAGTACATATGCGAATCAATATTATAAACAGTATATTCCGCACGTGAATCAAGGTTCATCAGAGATACCAAATCAACCGAAAGGTGAGTTAATAGAAAAAATAAATTATATTATAGACCTACTAGAAGACCAACAAGATTATAAAACAAATTCTATTTTTGAGGATTTGATATTGTATGCTTTTCTGGGTATATTCGTAATTTTTATCGTAGATTCCTTTTCCAAGTCTGGCAAATACGTAAGATAAAAACAATGAGGCGTAAGAGATGTGGTGAGATTTGCGTTTATTCATAATTCATAAATCGATAATGCACACAAATAACAAAAACAACAACAAAAACAATATCAATTCATTATTACAACATTTTCTGGTAATAATGTTTTACAAATATAGTTATGAATCAATAATGTGTTTTTTTCTACCAATGTTGGTTTATATGTTGATAAAAAATATTCTATTATCTTTTTATTATGCGATAATGTATCGATAGAGATACACCCTATTTTATTCTCTTTTCTCTCTATTTTATCTTTTTTCTCCATTTTTAGCGCATTTATAAATCCGCAAATAAAAAAATTATCATGTGTAGATGGCGTTTGTATTGATATAGGAATATGTAACATATTATTTGCTTCTTTTATAACATTTTTATTGATAACTATTTTATTTGACATGCGAAACATATATACTGCAAGTATCGTATCTCGGTTCGCACCATCTATTCCCGCATTGTTTTTTTGTAACAATACATATATAGAATATACTTCACTCTTTATAAGATGAAATATGTGAGAAAATGATGGTAAGATTGATACCTCAAACAGTCTAGAATATTTTTTACTACTTTTGTTCATTGTAGCATTATTTGTATGATATAGTTGTAAATATTCTAAGAAAATATTTATATTTTGTATACCTATTTTTATTAGCTGTATACTCGCATGAAACCTATACTCTACAGTATCCCAGTTTAAAATAGGAATATAAAAGGAGTGATATTCCAAAAAGGGAACAATCATTTTAGGTATATTTATTCCAGTATATATGAAAATCGATGAATATATCTTTTCTTTATCTTTCGCCATAACTAATCCGTTTTTTTCGTATATGTTTTCAGTTTCTTGAGGTTTTGAGTTTTTAATTACTTTGTCCGATTTTCGATTAATCTCACGCATCTGTTGCATCTCTTGTGTTTCAGAGTGTATATAATCTCGCTCTCTCCTTATGACTTCGTCCCAATCATGATACATTTTATAGTTGTACGTTTTAATCATCTCCATAACATCCATTTCATCGATTTCCTTAGAATTATAAAAAACATGAGAATAATAAATAGGCATCGATGTCGCTGCCGCCGCTGCTACCCGTTTATTACTATTATTCCCACTTTTTTTATTCCTAAAAAAACAATAAAGCGGTATTGAAATAATGACACCAACTATATTGCGGATAGAAATAATACCCGAGGTATCGTTATTGGACTTATATATGTTTTTGTAATGTACAGTCACGATTGGATTATAGTCATGATTCTCTAGTAATATTTTTAAAAATGACTTATTCACTCTTCTATTCACGTCTAAAAATTTCATATTACCATTGTTGTAGTTTGGATTAAAATATGGATAGTCGTTTATTAACGATACTATATCCTCATAATATTTCATACTTTTATCAATTTCATTTATATATATGTCCCCTATCTTTACAGCTACATTTGTATGTGTCGCATAAGATACATTATTATTTAAAAAATTTAAATGAATCGTATCCGTCGGTTTTTCGTTGGATACAATAGTGTCTAATCTACACCAGTTGATAAGGTTGTATCTATAAAATATTGGCTGCTCTAGCCAAAATCTTTGCCTTACTTTATTATACCCATGTAATAATAAAATAAATAATAAAACACTTACTATGATATAATACAACCACATACCATAATAATTACGAATATATATATTTGTTTCCTTTATACGATTTCGTACTATTACATTCGCATATATTTCGTCATATTTAAAAAATAATCAATCGGCTTCAGTATTGAATTGTGAATTATGAATAAACACAAATCTCACCACATCTCTTACGTCTCATTGTTTTAATACTGTCTATATCTCGACATAAAAAGGTAAGAACGAAGTTGACGCGCGATTAGTTTGCTGGTTTATATAAGATATAGATATATTGGAAAGGTCTATCGTGAGGAAGAAGGTCAATTTGTGCCAACATATTAAAACCGGAATCTTTTGCTTCACTTAGAATAATGGATTGGTCGGGCGTAGAAAACTTCCGAACATTTTGCCGTTTTTTACCATTTTTCCTATTTTTAAATGTCTCTCGAAGTTCTATTACTTCGGGATCATTCATAATCATATCCGACTTATATATAATATCATCCACAATCGCATCATTGTTTCCTAAAGAATTTTTAACATGTTTGCTATTAAATAAACGCGTAACCGCCGGGGACAATCTTCGCTCTCTTGCACCATATGTCTGCGAATCATAGAACCCCCCAACATTAATTAAATGAATTGCTAAAAATCCGCCGGGAGATAGCCACTTGTAACAGTTTTCAAACAACATTCGCCTATTTGAAATACTATACACGGCAAACTCTAGCAAAGTAATAAGTGTAAATTTTTCGGCATCAAATGTAAGCTGGTTTGTTCCGTCTCCTAAAATAAACTTATTCTCCGGATATTGTTTTGCCGAATATTCTATCATATCGCTCGACTGATCCATACCATAACAATTATACCCCTTTGAACGAAGCGTGTTCACATGTTTACCCGTCTTAGAACCTATAACTAAAGCATCAGTGCTAGTAACAGGAGAAGCCTTGTTTAGAATAATTCCGACCTCATAGTCATCGTACACATCGCTATAAAATAAATTTTCATACATGGTGGTATAAAAACTATCAAGCGACTCTTCGCCTGTTTTCAATGTAAACTCTTTATTCATAGTAAACCCCTCTTTAGTTGTATTTGATCCTGAACCAGTTCCTTTAGACGTTGTCTCTAAAAAGAACAAGCGATAAATGTATACAAGAGACACGAGAATAATCAAAAATACCATCAGGACTACCCAACATGAAGAAGTATTTATTCTATTAATTGCTGTGTCAATAATTGTCATTTATTTATATGTATTATTAATATATATTTTTTATAGAAAAAATAGTATATGGAAACCGAATTTCAAATTAATGATATAAGAACGTCCTCCGACTTTAAAGGAGAATCATTTTCAAAGTATAAAAAAACAGATGTTAGAAAAGAATTACTAAACTCATTGCTAAATGGAAAAATTGAACACGCATGCAACTGGAGTTCCGAACTTATTTGTGCCGGACAATTTTTAGACTTATGGGACATTATATTAACATTTTTAGGAAAACATATTCATTTAGCTAATCCAAAATTAGCAATATACCTAGAAATGCGATACGAAAACTTTAAAACAATTATATCTTCCGGCTACAAAGATGATATATTACGTTTAAGAAATAACCCCAAAATAAGAAGCATGTTTGCTGAAATAATTTGCATACTATGTTCTAGTAACAAAAAACATTGCTTCCAGGGTATTAAAATAAACAAAGAAGAAGAATACGACATGACGCACATGTCTAATAAATTAAAAGCGCCATCGGTATCATATGCGCAGTCTTTTTATTGCAAAGATGATCCTAAAGAATTATTTATCGCTATCAACGAATTTGCGTATCACATATCGCCGGAGTCAAATAACGCTTTACAGGCATGTTTTTGGGTAGAATGGATTATGGAATTTCAAAAAATGTGCGCTAAAAAAAAAGAGAAATGCCTATGCGAACGCAGAAGTAATATACCTGTCGATGAGAAGTTTCAAATGGACCCTATATGGATTTTATGGGAAATTCTAATTCATAATTCAAAAAATCTCGACAGTATAAAAATTAAAATACTGAATAGCATACTATCTCTATACTGCTTAAAGTACACACCCGGTGTAAAAAAAAAACGACGTTACTTGATATATTACGCAATTTCTATTTTAACCGAAAAATATGATACTAAAATAGAAATAACAAAAGACAAAGAGTTAGTAGAGTCTGTGGTAAAAAAAATTAACTCAGTCTACAAACAAATAAAAAAAAATGAAATAGGTCCTAAAGTAGACTATTTAATGACAGATATCAGAAAAAGTTCTCTAGAAAAGACAATTGACAAATTACAACTAATGAATAAGTTTGATTTTATTATGAATGAATCGTGATGCAGTGAAGCAATGTGAATTCTCAACTTTATTACACCTTTTTACATTTAAAATGTCGATTATTATACTTTTTTCAATGATAAAACAATAATTGTTCTTATGATTTTATCCTTACCCTGATGAAGTTTATTATTTGTTCCAACAATTTCATATTTTCCATACCATAAATATTCGGTTTTTTTTCCATTTTTCTTAACAACTCTATACAAATAAATATGTTCGGTTTTGTTTTTATTTAACAAAGGTTCGTTAAATTTTTTTTCATTTTCATCTTGGTCTCCATTATGACCAAATAATGTATATTTTGGATTATTTATATCACTCATATCATCGTCATAAAAGTATGTATCATTCACAGATTTTAATAATGTTGTTTTTTTATCAATTCTTGGATTAATTCCAGCACCACTATAAGGTTTACAACCTGTTTGTTCTATTATATATTTTTCAATTCCATTTGGTCCTCCCCATTTTGAAAATTGTTTTGGCTCCATAGTTACTAAGGTTTGTATGCTTGTTCGTAAGATGCATATTATTATAAATTAAAAAGGCAATTCAATTTTATGTATTATATAATTATAATAATAAAACATAACTATAATAAAATTAGGCGTTTAAAGTGTAAAAAGGGTTCATAAATTTATTAAAACATATTTGACTTTTTAATATAGTAAGTAATCGCAGTAACACTAAAAAATAATATTGCACCCCATAAAGTATCCGTAATTGCTGTCCTTAAATTATATTTTTTGAAAATCGCCATATTAGTAAAATCAAAAATACCATATGCACAGAAACCCAATATAAAAGCATCAAATGGTGACTTGTTTACGGATATAATAAAATAATTAAGAAGAATTGCCATAAGAATATATGTAAAAACTGCTGGCGCTAAATTCACCGAAAGCGCCGAATTTTGAATTGCCAATACTGTCTTATCAAATACCGGTTTACCAATAAAATACAAATAAACCGAGTCAACAAGAACCAAAAGTACGGAAGATACAATAAAAGAATTCATTTATTTACTATAGTCTTTAGTATACTATTATATATAATTAAAACAAAATAAAACAAAATAAAACAAAATAA